ATGATACGTGATGGTGTCACTACAGAGAAACAGCACTTTAAAGAAAAGGTAGTATGACAGAAGAACTTTGGGGTGGTCAGTATGCGGCCTTTAATGAAGCTCTAAAGTACATGTATAAACGTGCTAATGGTGAAGAGAAATCAATCTATACACCATGGGCAAAGTTTAATGATGCTACTACCGATGGCTTAGAGTGGAACACGCTTACTGTAATGGGTGGAAGACCAGGTTCTGGTAAGACTCTGATTAAAGATCAGATTATTCGTGAGTCTTTTGAACTGAATCCCCATGATGAGTTCAGAGTTCTTGAATTTCAGTTTGAGATGGTAGGTAGAACTTCAGCATTGCGGGAGTTTTCATCTATTACCGGCAAGACTTACAAAGAGTTATGTAGTGCAGGTAGTACATTAAGTGCTGATATAATCAACAAGTGTCATGCATATGCTAAAGAACGTGTAAAGTACCCTGTTGATGTTATATCACAACCTTTAACAGTGAATCAGATGCGTGAGCAGATTGATGCTTACATGACTTTACATAAAGGCAAGCGTACTATAATTACTCTTGACCATACCATGCTTGTAAAGAGAGCACCATATCAGAATAGTAGTTTAGATATGCTGTTTGAATTAGGTGAGTTCTTTACCCAAACTAAGCGTCAGTATCCATGTCTCTTTATTGCTCTATCACAGCTTAATAGAAACATTGATAATCCAGAACGTGCATTACAAGGTAAGTATGGTAACTATGTATTAGAGTCAGACATCTTTGGTTCAGATGCTATGCTACAACATGCTGATACTTTAATTGGTATCAACAGACCAGCTAAGCAGAAGATTAGATTCTACGGCCCTGATAGATATATTATAGAAGATGACAGAACATTAGTCCTGCACTTCTTGAAAGCACGTAATGGTGATACGCGTATGAGTTTCTTTAAAGCTGAGTTTGAAAAAATGGAGATAGCAGAAATGGCTACTCCTCCTACAGAAGAAAGAAGATGATTACAACCAATGGATATAAACCAATAATGACACCAGAAGAAAGAAAGCAGAAGGTAGCTACCCTCAGAGAAGAACATGAAGACTACTTTCAGACTATAGGTGATTTGAATGCACCGTTTATTCCTAAGATGGCTTATAGGCCGCCTGGTAAGGATGACTTACATATCAGTTTCTTTCCCAGTGAGCTGGAAAGACACAGAGATATCTATACAGAGTTTGTTAGTATTGAGTATGAGTCCGAAGACCCTAAGCGTACACTGTATCTATATAGATACAACAAACACTGGAGAGAGGAGTATGAGATTGTAGAAAGTAGTTCTGGCTTTCAGCGTTACCTCATACCTGTATCAGAGTTGAAAGTTATCAACGATGTTGTTTCCAGAAAGCAAGGATTAGATATCTTTGATTTGAACCTACCTAATCCTGATGATACACCAGAGCAGAATAGTGATGCTATGGTAAAGGTTCTAAGTAGAATTGCAACAGTATTAGAAAAAATAGAAAGAAAACTGTAATATGGCACAAAGTGTTTTAGTTATCGCTGAATCAGGTTCAGGTAAATCAACATCCATTAGGAACTTAGATCCTAATGATACTGCAATCATTAACATTGCTAATAAGCCCCTGCCATTTAAGGGCTGGAAAACTAAGTATACACCACTGGATAAGAATAATCCAAATGGTAACTTAATTAACGTTTCCAGTGGGCCAGGTGTATACAAGGCTATGCAGCATGTTAGTGAAAAGATGCCACACATCAAGAATTTAGTTATTGATGACTGGCAGTATATGTCAAGCTTTGAGTACTTTGACAAAGCCACAGAGAAAGGCTATGATAAGTTCACTCAGATAGCAGCCAACCTTGCTCAAGTTGCAAAGCTTCCTAAAGACTTGAGAGATGACCTCTATGTATTCTTCCTTACCCATTCTGAAGAATCAACAGATATTAATGGTCATCGTAAGGTAAAGGCAAAGACCGTGGGTAAAATGATTGACAATGCTCTTACACTGGAGGGTTTATTCTCTATTGTATTATTTGGCAAGGTCAGAAAAGATGACGATGGTAAACTACACTATGGTTTTGAAACCCAAAACAATGGTGAGAATACATGTAAGTCACCAATGGATATGTTTGAAGATGAGTTTATTCCAAACGATCTTCAATATGTGCGTGATGCAATCCATGAATACGAAAACTAATAGTAACCCTTAAATCCAAAGTAAATGCTAAGTACGCAGAACATGTCCGGTGGTACCGGAAAGATCAAGCCAGTAATCGATGCTGGTAACCAAGAGCTGAAGATCAATTCTATCGTTCTTCATAGTCCGCCTTATGATAACAATGCCTATGACTTGCAGTTGCATGTAGAGACAGCGCCTGTTGGTGGTGACTTTGAAGGCTTCAAGGTTGACATGAATGACCCTGATAGCCCAAGGTATCAAGGTCAGGTCGGTAGAGTTAGCTTCCAACGCTATGCCTTTGCAGATGCAACACTACCTAGTGGTAGGGAAATTAGTAGAGATGCTGAGATTCTTAAGGCTCTTATCTTTATTGCCGAGCAGCAAAATAAGCGCGATGACTTAGACAGCATCCAGGCTGACAACATTGAATCATTTGTAGAACAAGCTAACAGATTTCTCTGTGATGGTGTATACTACAACTTCTGTGTAGGTGGTCGTGAGTGGGAGAACAAAGATGGTTACATCAACCTTCAGCTGTTCTTGCCAAAGCGTACCGCTGCTGGTGTACCTTTCGAGAGAACTGGAGTGGAGAACTCAAGAATGCTCAAGTTTAACAGAGAGGATCACATTGTACCCTTAAAGAAGAGTGCATCTAACAGCAAGCCTACAAGTTTTGAACCAGCTGCCAGTACAGTATCTGGGGATGACTTTGATCTCTAATATAACGGGGGCTTCGGCCCCCTTTTTATTATGCTCAGTACTAAGAAGATTGCTATTGATGTTCATGACGTACCCAGTTATTGGGTATTTCAATATTACTTGAGCCTGCCTGAAACTCTCACTGGACAAGATGTAAAAATCAAGTCCATATTTAATCCTTCGGAAAGAACACCGAGCTTCTCTATCTATGTAGATAGAAAGAGTCAGCAGTATAAGTTCAAAGACTTCTCTACCGGGGCGGCTGGTAGTAAGATTGACTTAGTAAAGCAGATGTTTAATCTAAGCTTTGCTCATTCTGCTATAAAGATTCTTGAGGATTACAATGAGTATGTCAAGAGTGGTAAGGTTGAGTTGATTACACTCAAGCCTTCTGCTCGCTGGAAGATAGAACATGTAGAGACAAGACCATTTGATGAAAAAGATGCTGAGTATTGGCTAGCATTCAACATTGGTTCAACTAAGTTGCATGAGTATAACGTTGCAGCTGTAGACTTCTTTACAATGGTCAGAGAAGAAGAAGATGTCTTTGAACAGGCTACATTTAAGAAGCCTATGACATATTGTTACTTCACAAAAGATAAAAGACCATACAAGATCTATCAACCATTAGATAAAGCACATAAGTTTCGTAATGTAGCAGAGCATCTCCAGGGCTATGATCAACTAAAGTTTGATCAACCATACCTGGTAATATGCTCATCACTAAAAGATGCAATGTGCCTCAGTAGCTTTGGCTATAATCTTGAGGTGATTGCACCCAATAGTGAGAATAGTGTTATAAAGCCGTATATTATAGATAACCTACAGTCTAAATACAAGAAGGTAATAACCTTGTTTGACAATGATGACGCAGGTTTGAAAGCTATTGATAAGTATAAGAGCTTGTATAATATTAATGGCTGTGTTTTAACTATTAGTAAAGACATATCAGATGCAGTAAAAGCTCATGGCTTTGATGTAGTACACAAACATTTAAAGCCACTACTTAAGGAGACTTTAAATAAATAAATATGAAGTGGTTTATACCAGGTAATGTACCTAGTTCCAAGAATGGACGAAGATGGACAGGAAAATACTTTATAGCTAGTAAAACAGTTGTAAACTATCGCAAGAATACTAAACAGTATTACGAAGAGTATGCTGAAGCATTTAAAAAAGAGCTGAAGAAACATACTCTACCTGTTAAAGTCAAGTTCACTTTTGTTAGAGGATCACATCATAAGTTTGATTATATCAATCCTGCACAAACAGTGCAAGATGATATGGTAAAACATGGATGGATTGAAGATGATAATGCTGAGAATATCTTACCAGTATTCGGTCAGTATAAGTATGATAAAGAAAATCCAGGTGTATACATAGAACTCTTAAAAGAAAGAAAAGGACGTGGCAGAAAAGAAACAACTAACAATAAAAGAGTGGGAAGACTTCCGGGAAATGGCTCAAGGAAGTGAGGAAGATTTAGAAATAGTAATATCAAATCTTCGGAATCTAAATGTAGATTTAATCTATATACTCTTCCTTGTTAAATCAATGAG